GAGAGAGACCCGCACAAGGCGGTGGACTACATTCTAAAAAACGCCGCGCTCTTTGCTCGTGCGAAGGCCGAGCGCACATACATCGAGCATTACCGTAAGAGTCTGAAGGGAATACTTATGAAGCGGTCGATGGAGACTGCCATCGGAGCGCAGGAGCGCGAAGCATATGCCCACCCAGAGATGATTGCCCTGCTGGATGGATTGAAGGCGGCAACCGAAGTTGAGGAGCGGCTTAAATGGGACATCACTGCGGCTACTTTGCGTGTGGAAATATGGCGCACCGAGCAGGCAAACAATCGGGCTGAAGGAAAGGCCACGCTATGAACCAAGGCATTGTGATGCACGCGACGGGCTGGTTCCTCGTGTTGCTGGATGGCTGGGTGATGCACACGCACTGGGTGGCCGCACTTGGTTTTGTTCTTTTAATTTATTCAACATGGAGTATTTGCATAAAAACTGACAAAAACAAATGAAATGCCCCCATTGCAACGCGGTCACAGATGTCAAAGACACGCGCATAGTCAAGAACCAAGTCGTGCGCAAGCGCGAATGTTTCAACGGTCACAAATTTAAAACACTGGAACGACATGACGACACTGAAGGAAAAAAAGCACATGAGCGCGGTGGCCGATTTGGGTTGCGCGGTATGCAGGAGGATGGGCTATGAGGGCACGCCAGCAGAACTGCATCATCCAAGGCGATTGGCGGGGGGCTGGGGGCGTTCCAGCCACTTCAGTGTCATACCGCTATGCCCAGAGCATCATCGCGGCTCTACGGGCCTCCACGGCCTTGGTACGCGGGGTTTTGAGAAGCACTACGGCTACGACGAGGCGGCTCTGCTGGCCGACACCCTCAAATTGCTTGGTGTTGTTAAATAGCAACATTAGGGTATGTCCCTATAAAAATAAGTTGCAAAGGTGAAATTTGGAGTTACACTACCATCACTGACCAAGCAATACCGCAAGTCAGAACCAGCGAACAGAAAGCGAATTATGAACAACGATCTCAACCTCAACAACATTGACACTCTTGGTTCTTTGTTGGCTCAAATCAAAGACCTCACAACCCAAGCCGAGGCCATCAAAGATGCCATCAAAGAGTCCGCCAGCGCAGGCGGTGCCAAGGTCGTAGAGGGTGCGCTCTTTAAGGCCACCTACATCGAGAGCAATCGCTCTGTGTTCGACAAGGACGCATTCATCAAAGTACACGGCGCAGAAGCATATGCCGCCTTCACCAAGGTCTCCGCCGTGTTCTCCGTCAAGGTCACATCACGTTAATCAACCCGCCCCTTCGGGGGCATAAAGCGAAGGAAAAGCGATGAAATTCCAAAACACATTTTGCTCCCAGTGCGGCGGCGAGTTTGGCCCCGGTGATCATGGCTACAGCCATTGCCGCGACCACCAACGTCAGCAAACTGCAAGCATTGGAGTACACAGCATGAGCGAGACCACTATGAGCGAACACATAAAGGGCTTTGACGCTGGCTATGCGTATGTCCTTACCGAGATCGAGCAGTGGATCAAGCGTGAGGCGCACGACCCCCAGCGCATTGCCGCCGTGCTGTCCCTGCTGGCCCATCTGAAAATGGAGCAGGGTAGGGAAAACACCTAGAAGAAAGTGTTGACATGGTGAAATACAGTGTTACACTATCATCACTGCAATCAAGCAGGCAACAGCGAAGGAAAGCGAAATGACACACCCATTTGAAAAAGCAGGACTCGGAACAGCGCCATTCTCTTGCACGCACGTTAGCGAAAACGTGTTTGCCTTGCCAGACGGCACCAGCAAGGCTGGCGGTTGCTGTGATTATTGCGGCACCGGTATCCGTTGGGAGTTCTGGATCAAAGGCTCCATCGCTGGCGCACGCCAGTTCAAGGTGGGTTGCGATTGCGTTGCCAAGACTGGCTGGGGCATCGACCGCTTTTTGGAAGTACGCGCCGCTCACACCCGCGCACGCCGTCAGGCTGGTGCCACAAAGCGCCGCGAGGCACGCAAAGCCCAGATCGAGGCAGAACGCGCTCAGAGAGCCGCTGACCGTCAAGAGGCTACCCAAGCATGGCGCGACGCCAACAGCGCCTTGGTGGCCCGTTTGGCCGCATACAAGGGCACCAATGAGTTCCTGCTCAGTTCTATCGCCAACCTCGCCTATTGGGGCAACTTATCCGCCCGCCAAGTTGAGGCTGTAGAGTCCTGCTTCGCGGTGATCGACCGCCTTGAGGCCGCACGGGCCAACAGCCAGCACATCGGCGCGGTGGGTGACAAGGTCACCCTGACCATTACCGTCGAGCGCATCATTGTTTTACATTCTGAGTTCTACGGCAACAATTACATCACCATCGCCCGCGACGAGGCAGGCAATGCCATCACCTATAAGGGCAAGTCCAGCATCGGCGGCAAGGGTGACACCAACACCATCAAGGCCAGCATCAAAGAACACACCGTATACAACGGCGTGAAGCAGACCGTTATCCAGCGCCCTAAAGTTCTTGAAACCGTTTAAGGAGATCACCATGACCTACATTGCAGAAATTGAAACCCGCGTCGCAGGCATTCCCTGCGTGATCGGTGTCGTTGACTACATCAGCGTGGCTGGCTCCTACAGCCAGAACGCGGCCAGCGACTGGGACTACCACGGCTACAGCGAGATCGACTGGGTGGTGTGTGACCGCCGTGGCCGTCCTGCCCCTTGGCTGGAAAAGAAGATGACCAGTAAGGACGAGTCCCGCATTGAGCGCGAGATTGCCAAGTACATGAACGACTAACCCAATCAATAACCAACTGAAAGCGAATCGATTATGACAAACGAAATTGACATCACCATCTACACAGAAGACCAGTCCCGTGTTTCTATTGCTGAGTGGGACGACGGTGGCGCGTGGCTCAAGATTGGCGTGAAGAGCGGCGGTGCATACACAACCTTGACCCGCGAGGAAGCCCAGCAGTTGTTGGCTAGCCTGCAAGCCATCTTGGCAAAAGAGGTGACAGCATGACTGATACACAAATTCTGGTGATGCTGGGCACCATTTGGGTTGCCCCTCATGCCCGTGGTTGGTACGGCCAAACCATCGGTTGCATCATCTTGATCGTGGCCGCTTGCAAAGGACTGGGGTGGATATGAACAAGCAGGAGATTGACGACATGATGAAAGACCTTCCAAGCCAACAATTACCAGAGGAGACCGTGTTGCAAAAGTTTATTATTGGTATAATGATGATAGCGTTTTTGATGTTCTGGATGTGGGTGCCAGACTTCACGCTGGATGAGGAAGACTGCATGAAGCAGGAGTCCAGCGCGTATGTCAAGAACCTGTGTAAGGAATCGAAAGCGAAATAAAACCGAGTCGGTTCTTGGCCTCAAAGGCCGAGGCCGACAACATCATCTGGCCTTAGAGGTCGTTGATGTAGGTGAGACAAGGCAATGGCCTTGATTGGTATTCCTATGCCTAAAGCATAGACTGGCGAACCATAAGCGAATCGATTACACTGCGATCAATTCGACACTATGGGGAATATGGGTCATGCCAGAAACACCGAAGGGGCCAAAGAGGCCCGCAAAGAACACTAGAGCGGCACAGGAGGCCGCAAAAGCCATTGGGAAGGCCAAGGTAGCCTCGAAGGCTTCAAAGGCTCCTACGCCCGCAAATAAACCCAAGCCAACACCACGCAGAGTATTCGACCAGCGTATAGCAGACATGATCTGCATAGGACTGAGTGAGGGAATGAGCCTGCGCCAGATACTGAAGGCTGATACGACTGGAGTGCTTCCTGCGCAGAGTACGGTGTACGACTGGTTGTTGCGCCAGCCTGCCTTCGCGGAGCAATACGCCCGCGCAAGAGAGGAGCAGGCCGACACCAACGCTGATGAAATCTTGGAGATTGCCGACGAGATGCCGCCCAAGTTCACAGACGACAAGGGGCGTGTTTACCTCGACCAAACCTACATCCTGTGGCAGAAGCAACGCATCGAGGCCCGCAAGTGGACGGCCATGAAGTTGAAGCCCAAGAAGTACGGCGACAAGTTGGCGCTGGGTGGTGATGCTGACGCCCCGCCTATCAAAACAGAGGAAACATCGTCTAGCCGCCTGTTTGACATCATCCGCAACCTTGAGATGACCAAGCGTGCTGGCTAAAAAGCCTTCCACCACCTACGGGTTAACCCTTGCTTTCGGGCCTATTGGTGCCAGAAAACACGGGCTGAGACCAAAAGGTGCCACGTTATGTTAAGTTCTCTCCTCGACGAGGAAACCGCCGCCGAGTTTGACTCATGGGAAGAGCATGACCGCATCGCCCTGATTGCCCATGCCAACTGGGTGTCAGGTGCCCACAAGTATCAGATACCGCCACCATTAGAGCAGGACTACACCGTCTGGATGATGCTTGCGGGTAGGGGTGCCGGGAAGACCCGCAGTGCCGCCGAGGCGTTGTGGTGGTGGGCATGGACGCACCCTGACACCATGTCTATCGTGGTGGCACCCACCAGCAACGACTTGAAGTTCACCTGCTACGAGGGGCCAAGCGGCTTGCTGGCGTGCATCCCCAAGGAACTGGTGGTGGACTACAACAAGCAGGATCACCTGATCAGGCTATCGAACGGCTCCAAGATCAGGGGGGTGTCTGCTGACAGTTACGAGCGCCTGCGGGGTATCAACTCCAGTTTCGTCTGGTGCGACGAACTGGCCGCGTTCCAGTACATCCAAGAGGCTTGGGACATGATGGTCATGGGCCTGCGCATCAAACCAGACAAGAAGGCGCACAGCCAGCCCCGCGTCATTGTGACCACGACACCGAGGCCGAAGGACTTGATCCTCGACCTAGTCGGCAGGGAGGGTGACGACGTAGTGATCGACCGCGCCACAACATATGAGAACGCCGCCAACCTAGCCCCCACCTTCAGGCGGCAACTGGAACAGTACAAGGGGAGCAAACTCTACGAGCAGGAGGTGATGGGTGCCTTGGTCGATCTTGAGGACGGCAAGGTGGTGTCCCGCGATATGTTCAAACTGTGGCCGGGGCACAAGCCCTTCCCCAAGTTCGAGTACATCGTCCAGTCCTATGACTGCGCCTTCTCAGAGAAGGAACACAACGACCCGACGGCCATGACCACATGGGGCGTGTTCAAGCCCCTAGACGGGCCTATGAGCGTGCTTCTGATCGATTGCTGGGCTGAACACCTATCCTTCCCTAAACTCAAGCCCAAGGTCATTGAGGAGTGGCGTGTGTCGTATGGTGAAGGGCGCGACGCCAAGCGGCCAGACCTGATCCTCGTGGAGGACAAAGCCGCAGGCATATCCCTGATCCAAGAGTTGCGCTATGCCCACCTACCCGTGCGTGCCTACAACCCCGGCAGGGCTGACAAGATGCAGAGGCTCCAGATCACCGCGTCGATCTTCGCGACTGGCCGCGTCTGGTTGCCTGAGTCCGACACCCACAAGGGCTATGTCAGGAGTTGGGCCGAGGGCTTCCTGTCCCAGATATGCGCGTTCCCTGATGCGGCACACGACGACTATGTCGATAGCGCAACGCAAGCGATTCGGTTACTCAAAGACATGAACTGGCTCGACATCAATCCCGAACCCCCTGATAATGACGACGATTATCTGGAGTTCACCCAACCGAAGCGGGTGAACCCGTATTCTGTTTAAGGAGCAACATGGCTGACCCAACCAAGGTGATCAAAGGCGGATTAAAGGCTATACAGGCCGCAAGCAAGGCGGCTGATGAGCAGTTGGCCGCAGGCAAGTTGAAGGCGGCACTGGAGGCCCAGCAAGCGCCCATGACGCGCCCCCAAGGCACTGGCTTGCCTCTGATGCCCCGAGACTATGGGATGTACACCTTGCGTGAGCAGAAAGACCTTCCCCGTATGCCAATGGTGGACAAGGCCCGCGCCGAAGGCAAATCGCCCAAGTACAACGAGCGGATGCAAGATTTGCTCGACAGTCCCAAGGCCCGCAAGAAGGTGGACAACCTGATCAACAAGGGCAAAGACCTCAACGTACAGGAGTGGTACGGCACCGAACCCCTGCGCCAAGTTACGCTGGATGCTGGCCGCACACCAGAGCAGTTTGAGTCAATGCTGGCGCAATTGGCAAGCGCCAGCCAGCGCAACCCGGTGGACAAGCAGAATCAGATGGGTTCATACCTGTACTACCTGAGTGAGACAGGCCAACTGCCTGCCAATTCACTCTTGTTGACGAACAAACTCAAGAAGGCGCTCAAGGAAGACCCGTCGCTGGCCCAAGGCCGCACCTTGGTAGAGTTGCCCAAGGGCTATGGATCGCTGGCGCAGGGTGACATCTTTAACCGCGCTGTGATGATCGGCCAAGGCGACATTGCTGGCGCTCTACCCCCAAATAAGAAGTTGGGCACCTTCTATGAAAACCTACTGGGCAACGTCAAGCCCGTGACGGTGGATGTGAACGCACTGCGTGGCCCTATCATTGAGCAAGGTGACCCGCGTTGGCTGACATCCAAGTTGGTGGAGAAGGATGAGACTGGCAAGATCACCAACTCGTACAAGCCGCGTGAGATGTATGACAGTGGCGAGATGTCGATGAGGGAGGCTCAACAGCGCCCCGGGTTTTGGGAGGCCGCGCCCTCTGGCTCCGAGTATGCAGGCTTTGAAGAACTGTGGCAACGCGGTGCAAAGCGTCACAGCATTGAGCCAGCAGAGGCGCAGGCGCTGGGCTGGTACGGCTCTGCTGATGTGACGGCGCTGAAGACCAAGCCAGAGAACTATGTGGACAACCTTGAGAGGTTGATCAAGCACACAGCCGAGCAGACAGGTAAGTCGCCTTCTGAGGTAATGAACGACATGATTACTGGCAAGGGCTTCCTACGCAAGGAGGGCGGCGCAGTGAAGCGCGAAGAATCCAAAGAAGACATGGCCCGATTCCAAAAGCGATTCGCTATGCACAAGGCTATTGGCGGCAGAGTCAAGAAGATGGCAGGCGGTGGCCGTGTCAGCATCTTTGACGCGCCAGCAAAGTGTTCTCTCCTCATTCCTTTT